GTTAACATCAACACCAGTTGGAGCTAAAGAATAAAGATAATTAAAGTCTTTATCAAACTTTAAAACCGAAACTGCATTAAACAGAGTTACATAAAAGTTATAATTTTCATCTATACTAATATTTGAAGGAGTAGGTCCTCCTGATATTTGAGAGTATCCGGTAAGACTTGATAGTTCAACGGTACTTAAAAGTTCCCCTTGACTGGAGAACTTATAAATACGATTTAGCTCGGCATCAGTAGCAATAAGTTCATACCGTCTTGGATCTATAGCCATTCCGTATATACCTGCAAACCCGGACATTGAGTAGTTATATGTAGTTTCGAGCTCTACTTTAGGCACATTAACAGTTCTAACATAGCCTTCAACTAATACTCCATTATTTTTATATTCATTGATACTTGGACAAGTATTAAAGTATGGTTCAAGTGTTACTCTGTTAATAGTACTACGTTCGGGGTTAGATACCCATACAAATGGATTCGGGACGTAACCTAAAGGGTAGGTAAATTTATTTGGTTCGTCCCCAGTATCTATATAAGCTACAGTACTAACTAAAATATTTGTAGTGTTTATAGAGGTTGTTGGTGTTATTGTAGTGAATATATACCCGCCGGATGTCAATCCGTTATCATCTATAGCTCTAAAGTGTAGCGGTGCTTCATCAACAGTAAATTGGTTAGTGCTTAACAGATTTACAAAAATGTTAGATTGCAAACCTAAATCATTATTTTGAGGGTAAGAAAAAATTATACCTGATTCTGCAGAACCAGCTCCAGATAAAAGGCTAGCTCTACTACTTTGACAAGTAACTGTAAAAGGTATTTTAACACCATTCCATTTAAATGGGTAGATATCGTTTATATAATTTTCAGTGACTTTAAGATAGTTGGGTAAAATATTATTTACCTGCCACAATAAACCAGTTCTTACTGTTTTATTATTTGCATAACTCGGATAGTCAAAAACTTTAGAATCTAAAGGGTTTATAAAACCAGAGGTTTCTAGTGTAACAGTTAGTAAAAGTGGTCCACATATATTAGGGGGGCTTGAATATAGATCATCTACATAATAAAATTCAATTTCTCCGGAAACTGCAGCAACTTTATTATTTACATAAAGAGGTACTGGGTCAACAGAGAGGGAAGTAACAACGTTGTAGTTTTTATCTAAAAATCTCCAAGTTGGTGTTAAAAATCTCCACTTCTCGGGTACAAATTGATAAGGTGTTGATTTTGAATTTGTAGCAAAAAGATTGACAACAAGTGGTACATTTATTTGAGCAGATGTTATACCGACCTTAAATGTAGTAGATGTTGGTACACCAGGGTTGGCGTAACGTTCAGGTATTTCCACAAATTGTAAAGCGTCTCTATAAGCATAGTCGACAGTTATATCCTGGGTTGCTGTATTGCTACTACCTAAAGAGTCTGTAGAGGTTAATGATACAGTATATGTACCTGGGTAGGTGTATATATGAGTAGGAGTGACGGTATTATAGGCATAAGTTCCGTCACCGAAGTTCCAAATACGAGTAGCTATAGAAGCGGTACTACTTGTTTGATCAGTAAATGTAAAGTCTGTTACATTAACATAACCTGTCAGGGATGTTGTTAGAAAACTAGTATGTACCATAGCTTATATTAGTATTCAGTTGTAGGGAAGTTCCCGGTTACTGACTGTACCTCAATTTTATTCTCAATATTTTGCAGGCCATCAAAATAAAAGTATTCAAAATACTGAGATGCTATGTTGTTTTGAGTGACCTGAAAGTCATTTTCTGGGTATAGAGGGTTCCAGACAAATAGAGACAACCCTTGGACTATTACTTCTGGAGCATCAATTCTTGTTGTTACAAAATAGTCAACTCCATCAACCCCTAATATAGATTGAGTTAAAAACCTCAGATCTAAAGATTGACCTAATCTCATATTGCGTTTGCTAAAATAATCAGTAAAAATATTGCTAATATCCTTTTTAATGGAATCGTTATCGCGGCGCGAATTTGATTTTTTGAAAACACGTATACGACTTAAGTCACCAATATTGTCAATAGCTAGGTCTTCAGATGGAGATATTTGAACACCAAAAGAAACACTTTTATAAACAGGATCAATAAAAGTTGTTTCAGTTGTAGCCATTTTTGTAGGTAAAATAGAAGAATTTATAAGTTCTTTTTGTGCAGGTAGTAAATAATCTAAAGATGTTAGAGATGAATTTTTTGGTACCACTATTAGGTATACGTTATTGAAGTTACAACTATCAGAATACTGAACCTGATTAAAAAGAGCCCTCTCGGTATTAGCAGGGTTAGTTAAACCAATATCATAAAAATATTTTAAATAACCAGAAACATATTCCCAGTTATTAACTACCCTAACGTCTGCTAATAAATTTGCAAAGTTAGTTTTTACAAATACTTCATAATCACTAGCAGTAACTAGACGGTACTGGCCTTTGTATAAAGCAGGAGCGTTAGCGCGAATTTGTTCAGCTTCTTCTCCGGGTTGGGAAAGAGTTGAAGATGTAGTATTACTAAAGAATAAATTGCTTGTTTCTTGATTTGTTATATATCTAAGGTTACCATTAATACTACCTAAAATTTCATTATACTGTGGTGTGTTATACAAGAATAGGCCTGTATTAGAGGATCCTATAACATTGGGTCCAATCTCACCTTCTGCACCGTTACTCACCAAGTAGTAAACAGCTACTTGATCTCCTACTTGAAGTTTTTTTCCGTTTATGTCATTGCCAAATTTTATTTCATAACGCTTGCTGGCATTCAAACGAATTTCGTATTTTTCAGCATAACCATCCTCGAGATACAAATTAGCAGTTTTAGTATAGGCCTTCCAGGCATTTGTTAGGCCTGACTTTACATATACGTCGATATTAAAATGGTCTATATTAATATTATTAGTATCTAAAACTAATAATTCATTATCATCTCCGGTTGCGTTATAAATTGGATACTCTTGATATTTGCCTTGATAAAGAAGTTTTTGTTGGGCAAGCTCTGTTAAATCTTCAATCGCAGTTGGAAAAGTTTTAGCAAATGTAATATCCTCATTAAACGAAAATGCTATATTGTTTGTAGCAATATAAGAGTAACGAGGTATGGTGTATAGACCGGATGTAAAGTTTTGAGCAGAGCAATTAAATGAAAGTGTAGATGTTTGAAAACCTACTGGTTTATAGTCGAGAATTTTAACAATACGATTAATGTTCTCATAAAGCTGGGCTTCAGAGAACATTGACTCTGTTGAAGTTCTGTTTAGGTAGTAAATTAAAGTGTGGTACGAATAGGCAATAATATCAATGACTGCTGCTAAATTAGAACCTATAAAGTTTTGATCAGTAAAAACGTTTTGAGCATTCAATCTTTCGATAATCAATTGACGTAGAGAAAGAGCATCAAAAGACACATAACTGTCTTTTGGAATGTCAAAGTTGTTGTTTGAGTTAGTAGTCATATTTTACGATTGAGAAGGTTCTAAGGTTATAAAGGTTTGAGACTTGAGGTCTAATAAAAATGTGGTGTCGGTGGTTATATTAAAAATAGGTACTTCAATATTTATAGTAATATTGTATTGATTGTTGTCTGGGTCTCCGATTACACGTACTTGACGAGGTATTACTCTTGGTTCATAAGCTCGTATACCTTCAAAAATTGCATTGCCTATTAAATTGCCGTTATCGACGGTAATTGGTTCAAACAAAAATTGCTGCAAATTTAACCCGTATTCAGGAAACAAAAATCTTTGACCAGGAAGGGTGTTAAAAAGGTTAAGTAGAGAGTTTTTAATGGCTCCTAAGTCAAAAGATGCTTTTACATCACTGCTAGGAATAGCCTGTTTAAATCCCGGGGATACAATTTTTACAAGTTCTAAATCAAGCTGAAGATCTTTGTAGACATATTTTTGTTCTACATAATTTTTAGCAGCTTGTTCTAAACTTTTGATCTTAATTGCCATTTTACACTATTATTTAGTTAACAAATTGCATAAATAATATCAGAATTACTATGGAAACTAAATTTGATGTCTTATTTGAAAATCTCTTAGAACGTTATCAACAGGGCGGTTTTATTATTGGTGACCGCGTCCGCTTTAAAAAAGATGCTCTTAGCTCTGACTTTATGAAGAGTAAAGGGCAAAACTTCATTGATATTGTAAAATCATGCAT